TTGCTTCAGCAACGGCCGCATTCACTGCCTCGGGCTTCATCAAGTCTTCAACCGTCAACGCGCCAGGTGTAGCAGGGGCTGCTGGTCGCGGCGCAGCGGGGGTAGACGGTGCTGCTGTGCCTCGGCCATAAATAGCCTGTGGGCCGCTTTCAAACTGTGTGATACCGGCAGTCAGTTGCAGACGCACCAAAGGATCAGATAGATCAATTGGCTGGTCAGGCTTCAGCCCCGTGACTCTGGCCACATGAGCAATGTAGTTGCGGGTGCCTTCAGGCGTGTTGCCCTTACCGGTCGGCGGTGACCAAGTGTTAATGACGCCTTCCAGCGTGTTGATGCCGCGCTTGCCGTAGGCTTGTAGGTTTTGGTCAAGTGCCCGCAGCCCTTCGTCCATTGTGTTGAACTGGGCCATCTGTCCCTTGGGCATCAATGCACCAGGGTTGTTGGTACGCAGCGGGGCTGGGGTAGTCGGCGCAGCAGGTCGCGTCGGCTTAGTGCCAAACGCTTCGCCTACCGCGGCGTCTATCTTGGCGGGGTCAAACAGGTCTGTAGCCATTACTGCCCCCTAATAAGTTTTTGCATTGCCCCGATGTTATCCACCAACCGTTTGTAGCCTGGCGAATTCGGGCCACCTGCGGCAGTGACCACTTCACGGATGGCGTCCTTGTCATTGTTCCGCATGGCGTCAAACAATCTAATCGCATTGATGTCAGCAGTCTGTGACCACTTGTTTTGGAAGTCACGGGCCGACAACGGGTCTTTGGTGCGGTTGAATTCATTCTGTACGCCCTGATTGAACAGGTCGGTAGCCGTAGACATTGCACGATTGACACGGGCCGTTTTCTGAATTGCCTGTGGTGTCCAGTTGATCGTGCCTGTGCTTTCTGCTGCAATGTTTCGAGCAGCATCAGTCCCAGCCAAGCCAGAGGACTGCGCCAGCGATGCGGTTTGCAATGACATATAGTGCCCCAACTGGTTCAGGGCAGTAGCGTTGCCGCCACCTAGACCAACCGCGTTGAACACAGCATATCCACCGGTCAGGTTAGCCAGCATTCCTGCACCACGGCCCGTGAGGGCTTCGTCTGCCAACCTGATGATTTCGTTGTTGTTGAACGTTTGGTTTGGAACCTGCGCTGCTGCGTTGGCGGCTACGCTGCGAATCTGATTGCCTTCGGCCACAGTCTGCGGTGTCTCACCAGGACGGATACGGGCCACAGCCGTTGTGCCAACTTGTGGCTGAGTAACAGGCGCTTGCGGTGCTGCCAAAGTGATGCCGTAATCTTTGGTAAGTGCAGCAAGCGTATACCCTGCCATTTCTTCCAAATGCTGCGCTTGGCGCGGTCTTCCTTCTGCGCGGGCCTGTCTTGCCATTTCCAGTTGGCTAAGGTAGCCATCTTGCCTCAACGCAATATCTTGTTGCATATTGACGCCCACGCCCGACCGCTCGTTCTTTGTCGGGGCCGTAAATGTCGGGCCAGCAGGTTGCGCTGCTTGTTGCGGGGGTGCCATCCCACCCAACGGGGTCGGCATTGCTGCGCCTGGCAACTGTCCAGCGCTAGGAGTTTCGCCAACAGACCGTTGGCCAAGAAAACGCCCTGTTTCGCTATACACGTTGAAAATAGGCAGATTGTTTTGGTCGTATTGACCGGTGAATACGTCGCGGCTTCCAGGAGGAAGTTGGACGGTGACTAAGGGTTTTTCGCCAACTGTTTGCACGGGCGGCAAGCCAGCAGGAGAAGCAGTAGTCGTCGTCGGGAATGTGGCCGCGCCAGAACTGATCGTGCCAGCCCGCGGTGCAAATGCTTCCTGTTGCTGGGCAGGTGACAACAGCGTGTTGGCCCCAGCGATGGCCATAGAAGGCAATTGCGGGCCAGATGAAATGTCATTCCAAGTGACCTTGTAAGCATCAATCAAGTCTGCCAGATCACGGTTTCCTGGATTCTCTTTTTTCAGCAAATCCATTTCGGCAAGGTAAGCGCCTTTGTCTTGCACACCAAGACGTCCAAGAATGGCAAACCGTTGTGCAATCATGTTGCGCTGCTCTTGTGTCAAACCTTGCTTGGCTTGAATGGCTTGCGTTTGGGCTTGACCCAAAGTTGTAAATTTCTGGACGTACTCTGATCCTGTCAACGGCGCAAGGGAAGGCACCGCAGCGTTCAGCTTGTCAATGTCGATTCGGCCATTGGTTTGAAAGTTTTCTGGCTTGGCCAAAAATTGTTGCATGGCCATCCGTTCACGCTCTTTTTGTTGTTCTAGCGTCAACGCAATTTGACCTGTGGTCGTTGATTGTTGCTGCGATTGCAACAACAAAGGATTGATTTTTTCCGCTTGTTGATATGCCTGTGCGCCTCGGGCAAGGTTAACCATTTCCCCCAGGCTCATGCCTGGCACGGGCTTGACCGTTGATCCAATCGGCTGAACGCTTAAATCGGCCATGTTCTTATCCTTTCAGCAAGGCGTACATCATGGCGCTGTTGCCAGCGTTGCCAAATGCATTTGCGTAAGCATTTGCTGCGCCAATCTGACCAGCACCCAAGGCGGTAGCACCTCCGATGGCAGCTTGACCGATGTTGCCCGCCGCCGTAGTTCCTGCTTGATTAACTTGAGTTTGGCCCGTCTGACCAATGCCAGCAATACCGGCAAGTGTGTTGTAGATGTTCTGCCGCTGTGCAATAACCTGGGGCATTGCAGTCCCAAGGGTGTAGTCAACAGCAAACTTCTGTGCCGCACGGTCAACGTTTGACCCACCGCCACCGACGTTCATCATCTGACGGGCAGCACCGGTTCCCTGCTCAATGCCAAACTGATAGCCTGGCAGACCCATGATTTCCTCACGGGATACAGGGGCCGTCAGACTAGGCAACATTTCGTTGATCCGCGTCAATGCCCCGTAACCAGCTTCCCGATACGGCTTTTGCTGCTCGTTAATCAGATTAAACATTTCGCGCTGCTGGTCAGCGGCGTACCTTGTGGCTTCCATTTGGCCAGCGGCTGCGCTTTCGGCTGCGCCAGCTTGTTTGCGCGCACCCATGTACCCTAAAACGGCTGAACCGCCTATTGCAACTGCAACCCAAGTCATAACTTTGTTCCTTCCAAGGCTTTCATCTGGCCCATGATTTGCTTCAACTTATTTGACGAATCAAACAAGGCCGAATCATCTGGCTCAATCAGTTCTGTTTCGATTTCTTCCAAATCCGTTTTGTCGGTTTTGTGAATCGTGATTCCGATGGCATCAGTCACTGCCAAGGTCACCCGTTTCGTTCTAGGCAGCGATTCCACAACATCACCCGCTTGCAACCGACGCATACCTGTTTCTGTCCAAGCAATTATCTCGCCCATGGCGCATAAAAAAAAGTGGGGTTCTTTGTGAATCTTGCCAACAATCAGCGTTCCTGCGGGTCTAAAGACGCGGCGGCAGTACATCCCAGGGCTGAAGAAATGCTCGGTCTGCAATTCAGCTTGCGGCATGGTTGCCATTTCCGCTTGCAGCCGGTCAATTTGCTCCCGCGTTGGTGCTTCGCTGATGATGTCCAAATTCATCAAAACGTACCCCCTCCGATACCGCTTAGGGCCGTCAGCAGCGTAAACGTGCCTTGGGCTGGCGTGATGTTGCCAATGATTGTGTTGTTGATTTCGCCGCCGTTGATGATCTGGTACTCAACGGTCTGGCTGACTAGGTTGGGGTTTTGCAGCCACTGTATCCATTCACGCGATGGCCTACCCGTAGCCTGATCTACAAAAGGCGAAGTAGGAAATCGAATGTTCGTAAGTGCTGGCATCAGTTGTCCCCAGCAGACGCCTTCAGGTTGGCCGACACAATCACAGCCTTTACAGGGTCAGTCAGTGCCACTTCAAAGATGCGGTCACGCGCCCAGCCCAACCTGCGCCAGATGGCACGGTTAGTGTAATTGCCTTGACGGCCAATTCCTACCCAATGCTCGTTTGACCAGGTAGAACCGCCATCATTTGACCATCTGAGCATTGCCTGGGGGTTGTCGCCCTGGCCAGTAGTCAGACCAACGCCAGGCTGGAACTGAATCTGGAATTCCTCAAAGTACTGCCGCTGAAGGTCGGTCGTCAGGTGGGGCGCTCGGCGCAACCTGCGGATCGGGTTTCCCGCGTCT